CGCGGAAGGAATGCTTTGCTCGCGAAGCTCGCCCCTGCGTTCGAACCCGGAGCTTCGCAGGGGTTCTCGTCCCGGCCTGAAACGCCATCACCCCAACCCGGAAATACCGGGTTGGGGTGATGGCGGAGAGGGTGGGAACCCTGCCGATGGTGCGGTTTTCTTCGTAATCATGGGTATCTATGCGTTGGTGGTTTGACTTGTGTAATGCAGCTTGTGCGGTCTTGAACAGTCGATTTGTGTGAAATCCGTGTGGAATCCGGGGATTCTGTCGCGGATTTCGAATGGATTTCCGTCCCTTCCCGACCGCAATCCGCCCCCGGTGTTCCGGGAGATCGGGTTGGGTTGGCTAGGGTCTCGTCCATCCGTCACACCTCTGCCAGATCGGCGAGTCGGATCAAGGGCTTTCGGTGGAGGATGCTCCAGACTTATTCTTCTTCCCCCGCCACACACCAGATACGCTTCAGCGGCAATTTACTTCGGACCTCCTCGTCCAGGCGGTCGTATGCCGCCAGCAGGTTTGAAATCAGCGTATCACGATTCCATAGACGGACCCTGAAAAACTGGGCTGCCCGTTCCTTCTCGATGGTCTGCTTGAATCCGCCCCAACTTACGAGAAGCCCATGCTGTGCTTGATGGTTCTGCATCGTGCCGACGAGTTGATCGAGCACGACTCTTTCCACTGGGGAATCCCCGGATTTCACCTGGACGCAGATTCTCGGCTGACCGAACCCGAGGCCGCCCGGTGCCGCCAATAGGTCAACCCCGTTGTCGGGTCCCTCTGGTGGTTGGTGGACGACATACCCCTCAGTTTCGAGGATGGCTTTCACCAATGAGGCCAGCCCGTGGCCCTTGAATTTGGCCAAAATGAGCTTGGAAATCTGATCGTAAGCGGTTGTTTCTAGGTCGATTGAACCCGGCTGAAGATCTTCTGCGCCAGTTTCCACTCCGGCGGCGAGAGTCGCCTTGGATACGGCTGGGACAATCCACTTGTTTGCGGCCATCTCCTTGATCCGCGCCTCGGCATTGTTGCGCTGAATTTGGCAAACAGTGAGAAACGCCCCAAATGAATAGAGGATGTCCTGGTCGAACCTGTCACGAGGGATGTCCTGGGCAAACCACTCCACTTTTCTCGAATTGCGGTAAATGTCCTCGGCACTGGCATCATATTCGCACGGGCCAACGACCTTCCCAAAGTGGATTGTGGGGTTGAACTTACTGGGCAGGGCAATCCAATCCCCTGGCTGGATCGCCCGGCAGAATTGCATCCCCTGTCTGGCCCAATTCTGAACCGCCCCCTTGCTCGCCTCGGGGTAAATCTCGCCGAAAAGCCCGTAGTATGACGGAAGGTCATGCGCATCCTTCAGGTCCATCGCCATGCCGCTCCAGGTGAAGTAGATTCGACCGTCGTTGAGAAATTTCTGCTCGTGCTGGCCTTGGCGGCCGGAGCGGGTAAGGAAAAGTGCCATGAGGCCTCTACAATTGCCGTATTCCCACGAATCTGCAAGCGTCCAAGTGAGCCCTAAAGAGGCCGCAGAGGAGCGGATTAAAGGGCTTGGCAAATCCGCATGTGGAGCTACCATGACGCTGATAAAATCTATGCCAAATCCCCTAAAATATCTTACTCCTAATCGAAATCCGTGAACTTCCGCTCTCCCCACTCACGCCCCGCCTCAAAGGCAGGTCAAGAAAGCCGACGCCAGAAGCAGATTCTGGTGGAGAAAATTGAGCCAGTGGGCATGTTGCCAGACTAATAGGAAAGGGTAGCCTCCTCAAAATGACCAAGACCGAATTATTTCAAAATCCTGAGACTGAGACTCGCGGCGCGCCGCCGAAGTCCGAGAAATCTATTGTTCAGCCGGATTTGCCGCTACTTCAAAGCAGCCCCCCTAAACTACAACCAGTTAGCGTGGGAGGTTTTGAAACCCAAAAGGTTTATCATGGCAACTTTATTGAGCTAGCCGCACAACTTCCTGACCAGAGCGTTGATTTAATCATAGCTGACCCCCCTTACAACGCCAGCAAGGGTAATGCGCTCTCGATGCAGTCGCGAGCCCTGCCAGGGACGGGCGGTGCTTGGAATAAAATCGCCGAGGTCTGGGACGACATGAGCCTTGAAGATTATATGGCATTTACTCTGAGTTGGCTAAGTGAAGCCCGCCGCGTCCTAAAGCAGACTGGTTCGATGTGGGTGCACGGAACCTATCATAGCGCTGGCATTACTAATGTCGCCATGCAGATGCTCGAAATCGAAATCATAAACGAGATCGTCTGGTATAAGCGCAATAGCTTCCCAAACCTTGCTGGCCGTCGCTTAACTGCTAGCCATGAGACCATCTTGTGGGCGCATCGTGGGGGGGGCAAGCGCTCTTATCGCTTTAATTACGAATACTCAAAGATTGGCAATTTTTCTGACGATGTTCTGAAAGCTCCAGGGAAACAAATGCGCACTGTATGGGATTTGCCAAACAACAAACCCCGGCACGAACAGGCACACGGAAAGCATCCCGCTCAGAAGCCGGTGCGTCTTGCCCGCCGGTTCATCCAGCTATCTGCTGGACCAGGCGACCTGTGTCTTGTGCCGTTCGCGGGTTCGGGCAGCGAATGTGTCGCGGCTCAAGAAGAAGGGCTGCACTTTATCGGTTTTGATACCGATAAATCTTACGTCGAAATAGCACTTGCTAGGCTCAATGGGGTATGAAAATGATCGCACAAAACTTACCCTTATTCGAACAGGAGGATATGCCGGTTTCTCAGATGACTAAGGAAAGTCATTCATCGAATGGTGATGTGCCTTCTCTCCTTAAATGGACAGGGAGCAAGCGTAGCCAAGCCGTGCGTATTGCTGCCCTAGCACCCACTCACAACCGCTATTATGAGCCTTTTCTAGGTGGTGGCGCGTTAATGTTCATGCTTGGCAAACCTGGTGATGTTGGGGCTGACATTTACGCCCCTTTAGTTGCGTTCTGGAACCTGGTGCGTGATGACTCCGAATATCTTATCGCTAACTACACCAAGCAATGGGAAGCTTTACAGGCAGACTTGCCAGGTTATTTTTACATTGTGCGTGATCGCTTCAACGTCGAGCAGAAGCCTGAAGATTTGAACTTTCTAATGCGAACCTGCGTCAACGGCATAGTTCGGTTTAGCAAGAGCGGGCACTTCAATAATTCGTTTCATTTGTCGCGAAAGGGTATGCTTCCGCAGCGTTTCGCCAAGATTGTTCGGGAATGGTCTATTCATCTAAAGGGCATTGAATTTCGCAATGGAGACTTTGAGCGAACCACGGCTGACGCTAAAGCTGGAGACTTTATTTATCTCGATCCTCCATACGCAGGGAATAAACAGCGCTACATCGGCGATCTCGACGTAGACCGCTTTTATCAATTACTCGAAGAGTTTAATCGTCGGGGAGTAAAATGGGCGTTATCGTTTGACGGCGCACGCGGCAACATTACCTACGACTATAAACTCCCGACTGAGATCTACAAGCGTAAGGAAGTCTTGAGCAGTGGCTACAGTGCCGTCGCCAAAGTGCTTAACGGCCCCGTGGAGATTGTTACAGAGAGCCTATACCTCAACTACTAAGCTTTAGCGTTACAAATTTTCCCCAATTTGAAAGAGAGGCGAGATGTCTGACGAGCGTTTTGCCCTTGGGCGTGTCGCCTCTCAGATGTAAGATGCAGGTCTTTCCTTCTTGCGTAAACTCCACGCCAATTTGTATATCGAGATTAGTGCCCTCAGGGACGCTATTAAATGGGTTAGTTGATGCTGCTAAGTAAGCGCCCGCCGAGATGTAAGTGAGATTTGGGCAATTCCAATCGTCGTTGTAGATCGCCCAGGGTGTGAGCTTCTCGGCGCGATGGATACTGGGTGGGCTTTCAAAAAGCACCTCCGTGTAGCGGGTCAATCGTGGGCCAATATTATCATCGAGCGAACGTGAAAATTCTTTCGATTCAATGCAAAGGCAAATTGGATGGACGCCGTGTCCGAATAAAGCGAAAACATGGTCAGGTCGCTTTGCCCCCTCGGCCGACACACGGGGAAGAGTTAGCCAGCGATGCTCCGCTTCTGCCTTGGCCCAACGGAAGGATATGCCCGACCAGTCGCCGCCTGGCGGATTACACATGCCCTCAAAAACAATGTCTGACCCTAGTGACTCAAAAGCGACGTGTAAAGCTGTGTCGACGTCCTGTTCGCCAAAGCTCCGCACCTTAGCTTCAACGTGCAATGGTATGTTCTCTTCCTTTAGCGCCGCAGCCCAAGCGTCTTTCAAGTAGCCTCTTGGTGTTCCTTCGGGCTTGGTTGAGCTATCGACCAGCACTGCATCGCTTACCCCAAGAACAGCCTCCCACAGTCCGTTACGTCCTGCTAAGGCCACTGGGTCGCGCGCGAGGTCGGTCCAATGCGTCCGTGGCGCAGGACCATAAACGAAAGTCATTAAGTCGCAGTCGTCGCCTATGAGCATGCGTGCGAGCGGGGGAAGGCCACGGTCTGGTCGTGCGTCGTCGCCGCGTGGCTTAAACCCCATTACCCACGAGATTGCGAGATGCTTGTCTGCTGCTGCGAGCCACTTCTCAAAACCCGCGCTCATGTCGGGATAAAGTGACTTTGCTCTAGCGGCAAACCGCCGTCTGTGTTCTTTTGGCACGAAGGATAAAGGCAGTGCTGTTGAAGTCAGTCCGAGGCTAAAGCTTGCCCCCAATCCCATGAATAGTTTTGCGCTAGCCGTTAGGCCGTCAATATAGGCTGTCTTTTTCCATGCCAAATGCGCGTCACGGTTGAGGAAGTCCGGCAAGCTTTCACCAGCCATCACCGCATCGTAAGCCAATTGCCATTGATCTCCGCTGAGACCGTCTTTGCGCTTTTTTGAGTCGGCTAGCAACTTTACGAGGGAGACGCACTTGTCGCCAAGATCAGAAGCCGCCTGTCGTGTGTCTTGCCCGAGAACAGCAAGTTTGAGGAACTCCAGAAACTCGGTTTTACCAAAAATTGACTGGAAGTGTTCGATTGTTTGGTCGGTTGCGCCAGCGTTTGGCTCATAGACCGGCAGACATACCGAGCCTTGATATTGTGTCATCGCGAAGAAACTGAAAGGGATAGCCGGATTGGGCATCCGCTCTGCCTTGCGACCACGGTCTGCATCAAGCTCAAAACCGCCAAGCTCTGCAACGTAGAAATATGGCACCTCAGCATGAGCGAAAGAAAACGCCCTGCCCTGTCGCTGCCACGCTTGATTGCCTGCTGGCAGTGCGCCACAGAATTCAATTGCAGCAACTGGTTGTTCTTTGCCATCCACTATAAGCGTCACGATGGCATCGGCAGCTTCACGAAGTCTTCCTCCAGATCGTTGAATGAAAGCAAGGACATCTTGATTCCAGCGACGATCTCCGTATCCTGGAAGGAACTGAAAGTGGAGTTCTTGGTCCCTGAGACGAACGACATAGACTGGGCATGTGACCGAATTTAGGGGACCTGCAATCTCAGCGGTAAGATCACCCAGGCCACTGACTATGTAGTCAAACGCTCTTACACATTCGACGATGTTGTCCCCGTGGATATTAAATTTCTTTCGATTCATCAGCAATCTTCCCAAAGAGGTTCAAATTCGCGGCAAAATGTCGCATAGTCAACAAAAACACCCTTCCTATCCTCTCGACCTTTGGGCTTTATGGCTATCTTCTTTGTTTTTGCGCCAAAATTCCGTTATTTTTGAGCAAAATTATGCCCGATTGGGTGAGCTCGCTGGAGACTTCCTCGTCCCGGTGTGCTTTGGGCCAAAATCTTTGTTGAGAGGTGGCCGCGATTCGAGATTATTGGCGCATGGAAGAACAGGAATTCATCGACCTCGTGAACCAGCTTGCTCAAGTGCGCCCTGCACCTGGACATGCTGGGGTGTTCTACAGTGACTCGCCGTCTTGTGCCGGTCTCAGCTCAGGGGCTGGCCAGTTCCTCTGGTTTGGTGGAATGAGGGAGCTTCTGGAGTTCCTTCGCGACCATGTTCACGATTTGGGGATGGGTCCTATGTATCTCGACCACTCGAAACTACGGGGACAGGCAGATCATTTTGTCGGACGGGCAATCGATGGCGATCTTCCTTTGGCTGCCTTGATCAACCAACTGAACATTGCCCTTGAAGGCTTTATCGAGATCGAGTGGGTCGGGCTATTTGAGGACCTCGTGATTGGCCTCGACGCTTTCCCTCTGAAATTGCGCGAAGATTTCCTTTCAGAGCGGGGGGCAATTACCACAGGTGGTAAGGCAATCTCAAACGCTCAGGTTCCGGAATTCGTGGACTTCTTGGCGTCCTACGGGGTCTAGCTTGGTAAGCCGTTGCCTGTCCCACGCACGATGCCTGCTTTGGACTACTGCACATTTTTTCTTGCGCTCCGTTTGCAACACGGTTCGGAAACCGGTAATATTCGCCCATGGCCACCGTCCGAATTGTCCGATTTTCCAAAGCCGCCCTGCTCCGCAAGGTGGATCCCGCGCTTTTTTCTCGATTTCGCCCGCGCCAGCGGTGTTTTTCTGCGCGTAACAAGATTCTCGATCCACCGAAATTACTTATTATGAACAGATTATGTAATCATGATTTGCCGGTCATTCATAGTGCTTGATCCCTAAATGGCTTCCTCCTCTTGTTTTTAAAATGCGGCTCAGGGCGGAGAGATCAGCTCGTAGGTGGTGGTCACTCCGCTGCCGCTCACGTGTTTCAGGCGTTTGAGATCCGTCAAGCGGGCCAGAGCCACCTTCACTCGGTGCACGCTGAATGTCACCCCATCGCCAATTTGCCTGCGTGTGAGTCTGGGACGCCCATTAAAATGTCGTAAAATCGCGTCCGCGTCTTCCTCGATCTGGGGCTTTACTGGAGCGTCCAGCCCCTCGCGAACTGTGATCCAATGTTTGATACGATAACCATTCCCTGGTGGAGTCTCGATAATATCGTTTTTGTCACAATCCCATCCGGCAGCGCGCATTTTGTCGGAGCACTGTGTTCGAAATTCGTTGATCGCGCTCCTGATCGAGGCTTCACCAATGTTTCCCAGAGCTTCCGACAGGGCTTTTGCAGACATCCTGATACCCTTCTCCCCCGGTTTGGGGGCAAGCACTGTGAGCGCCCTGCGTATAATCGTTCCAGTTCTGTTCCCACCGATTTCAACGCCAGCTAAATCGAAGTGACTTTCGTGCGCGACCAATTCCCCGCCTTGGAACGGGCGCAGGGGACCCTGCGCTGGAGCCACCTCGGATACCCCGTTCCCGAGAACCTTCTTAATCTGAGTTTCGGGTGGATCCTCGTCGAAAGGTTTCATAATGAAGCCCTTCGCACCTTGCTGCATGACATCCCGGCAGAGGTTGTGCTGCCCCTTGCCGTGAGAGGTGATGATTATGATAGGCGGCGTTCCAGGCTGAGCAACCAGACGTTCAAGCAGTGCCAGACCAGTCTGGCGGCGGGTCGGCCCCTCCGGCTTCACGGGAATTTCAAGATCCAATAGAATGAGGTCGATAGCGGTGTCACTTTTTTCAATAGCGGTCAGCGCGTGTTCGAGGCAATGCACAGACTCAGAATGATGTCCCAACGCGGCGATGCGATCCTCCAAGTCTTCGCACACGCCGTGTTCGTCGTCGATGATAAGAATGGTTTTCATGCTGAGAGATTGGATGCATCCAAGATGGGAAGAACAACGGATGCGGTGGTGCCTTTATCCTCACGACTATCCATGCCCAATCGCCCTCCGTGAGCGCTGATATACCGATTGCATAGGGGCAGACCGTAGCCGGAACCTCCTCGTTTGGAGGTTTTTCCGGGGACAAAGTTCAGTAGCCCATCGAGATCGACTTGGGACAAACCATGCCCAAAGTCCTGAATGTGAATACGGATGTGCCCTTCAATAACATCTCCTCCGATCTTAACTTTGCCAGGAAGGATTTTGCCATCCTTTCGCCCGTGGGCCTCTATGGCATTTTTGATGAGATTGCTAAAGGCGATAACGATTTCCAGGCGGGCAACTGAGAAATTCACCCCTTCCGGAATCCCGTTGATGACCTCGACCTTTGAATGATTAAATCCTTCATCCCAGATCTGTTCTCTTGCAGACACTAAGGATTCTTCGATCACTTCGCGGATAGGTTCAGTCGATTTCTTAACGGTCAAAGGGGAAGTGTAATTGTCCATCATGTTGAGCATCCTACGCAGGTAATCTCGGCCGTTAGTGATTCTTTTCACATTGCGCTTGTGGATAGGATCTTTGAGTAGGTCGTCCGAAGGCCGGAGGTAGGTGATGATATTTCTGATGTCGTGTACCGCTGCCCGGATATGGAGTGCCGTGCTCTTTTCCGCCATTTCCCGTGCCGCTTCAGCCGCCTCCGGACCGAATCGGATTTTGATCTTCTCAAACTCATCGTGGAGCAAGCCCTCGTGACCCGGTTGCGAGCCTCCTAGTTGCCGACGCGAGATGGAACGCCTGATAGCGGCCTCAACCATTGCGTGAGTCTCGCCGGCCATCTCTGCGGAGATCTGCTGGGAGATAGTCTCTGGTAGGGACGCGAGAGCCTCTGCCACCACTTTGCGTACCTCCCATTTAGAGTCTACCGCGAAAGCAATCACCAGCGACAACGCTTCCTCGTCGTCATGGCGGGACGTTAGTAATCCACAAGCTTCGACGGCGGCTTCGCGGCGAAGCCGCCAGTCGGGGATGGTTGAGGGTTCAGTATTCATAAATTGGGCTGGCATACTTGGCGCTGCGCTTCTCAAAGGCTTCTTTTCCTCCTTCGAGTAAATCAACGATCTCGTTCCGGCAATCGTCAACGTCACCTGCAGTTGTCACGCTCCCGCTCAATCCATCGGATTGCATCACAATAACTCGTGAGGCCTCGCCCAGAACGGGGATATTGGGGTTGTGGGTGACGAAAATCAGTTGTCGCAGGGGCTTCACCGATTTCAGTGCGGATACTACCGTATCGTAAATGAACCTATTGTCGAGATTGTCCTCCGGTTGGTCGATGATCAGCGGGGTGTTGCCCTCCCAAAGCAGAATTGGCAGGATCGCGGTGCATTTCTGACCGGTGGAGAGGCTGCCGGAATCCTTGTAGATGCCGTTGTCACAGAGTTCAATGGTGGGCACTTCGTTCATGTCCACGATCTGCAGTTCGAGGAGGCGAGGCAGAGCGGACAGTTCGCGAATGACGGCTTCGGCCTGCTGCTTGCTGATTCCGCCCCGATTGGCAAGATTCGTCACGTCGTTCGACTTAATCAGGTCGGCCAGTTCGTCGGGGGAGATTTCTTTGCTGAGCGAGGCGGATACCTTTTTGTGTTGGATTCCGGCCTCCTTGAGCACCGTTTCGAGGAATACGCGGTAATCCTCCTGATCCGCGCTCTGGGCGACACGGATTCGGATGATGGGGTTGAGGCGGCTGTTGAGCCGCTCGGCAACCGAATGACGGATGGCGAATCGCTCGTCCCGCACTTCGGAGAGTTTCGCCCGCATCTCCACCCGTTCGATTTCAAGACCTCTAATCTCCAAATCAACCTCGGTGAGCCGCCGCTGGCGGAACAGCAGTTCGTTGTGCTGCTTTTCCAGTTGGGTGCGTTCGGCAGACTTGGCCAGATCCTGTTCTTGTTTCTCAATAATGCAGCGGAACTGAGTCTCTTGGATAATGTGAGCTAGATCGATGTCCCACTTGTGCTGGGCAATTTTTCCTGCGGCCTCGTCCATGGCGGCTACAGCTAAGGCAAGCGATAGCTCGGCTTGGGCGATGGAGTCATTGGCGTCGGACATGGCTTTGGAGAGAATCTCCGCATTTGGTCCCGCCATGATGTCCGGGGTGAAGAAGGGCATCACTGCCTCTGACAAGCGCCCGAGCCAGGGCCTGAAACCATCTGCAGAGGATTTGAGTTTTTCTATGGAATGGCTCAAAGCCATAGATTCCCTGCCTCGAAGCGCTTTGAGCGCATGGGCGCGGTTGATTTCCTCCGTGTTTTGGCCTGTTAGTGCGTCAAAAGCTTTGAGCTTTTCGACGATTGACTCCACTTGGCTTATCGCACCTTCGAGATTCTGCTTCTCGGTAACTAGGGGAAGAATCCGTGCGCTGTTGGCTTCGAGCAGGTGCTTCACGTCGCTCACGCGCTGGGAAACCGCCGCGAGTTTTTCAACCTCGAACCCGTCGATGAGGTCAAGTTGGTAACGGGGGTTCTCCGCGATGCCCTCAATTTGATTTTGGCTATACACGGACGCACCGAATATGTGGTTGACGGAAACGCTGGGCGGCAACGGCAATCCATCCGAATTCGTGATCGTGGCTTCTTCTCCAGCCGAGCGGTTGATCGTGTAGGTTATGCCGTCTTTAGTTTCGACAGTCAGTTCCACACGCCCCCCTGCCAGGTTTTTTTCGATCATCGAGGTCACACGCTTGCGCAGCGGGTCGCCTTCCCGTCCGGGCATCACGTTCAATCCGTGACGGATGTTCTCGACGACAGTGCTTTTTCCACTCCCGCGGGAACCGATGATCGTGTTGAGTTGATGGTGAAATTTAAGGTCGAGTCCAGAAAGGAACCCTCCAGTGACCTTAATGCGGCGTATGCGGTGGTATGACGGTTGCTGATTCATCTTGGTTCGACTTTGTGCGTCTTCTGACGCCCTGTCTCCCGAAAACGGGGCTTTCCCCACATCGGGTTACAAACCCTACGCAAACCCTATGTGCGCCCTATGGGCCTCCGAGATCGGTTCTATGTGGGGGTCGCAAGGCGATGAATAGGGTGCCATAGCCCCCATGTGGGTGTGAGCAGGCTATTCCGCAGCCTGCCGACAGATTTGCGATGGTGCGTCACTGTCTTCGGGTCGCTCGGATGTCCCGGGCTTCCGGCCCCCGGACCGATTTCCGGCAATCGAAATCAAAACATCATCATGTCTACCGAAAAAGTGCATTTGAAGCCGCAGTGCAGCGGCAATTATCGCGGCCTTCCCGCCGCACGCCAAAAACTCCTGCGTCTCATGCAGGAAAACCCGTTTAGCCGAATTGAACATCTCGCCGTCGTAAACGGTGAGCCTCAGTTCGAGCAGACGACCAAAGTCATTGCCGAGCACAAGTTCGGAGCCAATGACGGCCCGCGCCGCGAGGCCGAACTCACTGACTTCGTTTTGAAGAAGGAGCACATTGAGCTTTTCAAGCGGCTCGAAGTCGTTGGGAGCGGAGTGATTCTCGCGCTCGAAGTCCGTGGTGGCATGCCGTTCCGCATGCAAAGCGAAGTGGCCGCATAAGCCGTCTCATCATCTAACAACCAGACAACTGGCCGGGCCTAAGGGGCAGGTCGTTGTGGGTGTCGCATTAGCGATCTCACGACGGCTTGCCCCTTTTTCATTCCCGGCACCATCCGCCCTGACGCCATCCGCGCCACCCCAATCGACCCCTTTTAACGCCCGGCCGCCAAGGCCGGATGAAAACTAACAACTACGCGGGAATCGACCCGCACATCGTCACCGTCATTACACGGGAGGCACGCAGACTTGTCGGACGCTACGGCTACACCTTCTCCGACATCGAAGACATCGAGCACGAGCTATTCCGTAAGGTATGGACCGCGCTGCCGGGGTTGAGCACGTCCGTATTCGAGGCGGCCATCAATCAAATCGTAAATCACGAGATCATCGACATGATCCGCAAACGTGAACGCGACTGCCGTGACTGGCGACAAGTGGCGTTCTCGATTGACGCCCAGAACGAGGATGACGACCTCGAAAGCTACGCGGACATCCTCGACGAGGATCTACTGATTGGCTTCGGATACTCGCCCTCGTGGCAGTCGCGCCGCTGGGAGCAAGCGGATGTCGCGGAAGGCATGGCTCGCCTTCCCGGCGATCTCCGGGACTTGGCTGAAACGCTCGACGCCTGCGGCGGCAACCTCAGCGAGGCTGCCCGCATGATGGGTGTCTCGCGCAAGAAAGCCCGCATCCTGTCGAAGCGCCTCCGCGAGGCGATGGCATGGCTGCGTGAATAGCTATTCCAGATTACGTCACCCGCTCCGGTTCGCTGGGGCGGGTGATCTGCTTAGAACAATATGCATGCGAGATTGCGTGGCAGTAGACTATTACCCCACTACGTTGGCAGTGAGTCAATTTTGATTCGCTCCGCGCCTTTATGGAGAAATTTACCCACAATCTCCCATTCATTTTTGCATGAAGGGCAATCCATTTCATACGACCATTCGTCGTGCCCGTATGTGCTGTTGGGGTTGACTTCGACGCAGACATCCAAAATCGCGCCCTGTCCACAGGGACACTTGCAGCAATGACTCTTTGTTTCTCTTGGCGCTCCCATAGTTCGACTGCTTTGTAGAACGACAATAGCTGAAGCCGAAATCGGGTCAATCGGCATTATGATTTTGAGACGAGGAAACGAATCTGAAAGAGGGGCCAATAACCCGTCATCGCAACGCAGTTGGAGGCTATGGACCTCCTACCATTCCAACGAGAACACGCCCGCAGGGTGATTGATGCTCTTCGCCGCCACCGCACGGCTCTCGACGCAAGTGACCCCGGCGTGGGAAAAACTTATGTCGCATCCTACGTCGCCAAGACGACCGGCCTGTCCTTACTCGTGATCTGTCCGAAACCCGTGCTTCCGGCGTGGCGAAAAGTTACCGCTGCCTTCGATGCTCCTGTGACGAAGATCACCAACTTCGAACAGATCCGTTTGGGCAAAACCCCATTCGGCAGGTTCGTGGATAAGCGGTTCGTCTGGTCGGTGCCAACCGGCACGCTGCTGGTTTTTGATGAGGCTCAGAAGTGCAAAGCACGCGACAGCCTGAATGCTGAGATGATGATCGCCGCGAAACGGCAGGGCATCCCCACCTTGTTGTGCTCTGCGACGGCTGCCTCGAATCCGTTAGAGATGCGAGCCATCGGCTACGCGCTCGGCCTCCACCGGCTACACGACTATTGGCCGTGGGCGATCAACCACGGCGTCCAGAAAGGCCGCTTCGGGATGGAGTTCAATGGCGACCATGATGCGCTCTGGCGGCTCCATAGTCAGATATTCTCCCCCGGTGGTCCCGGCTCGCGCCTGCGGATTGCTGACATCCCGGAGTTCCCCGAAAGCCAGATCATTGCCGAGCCGGTCGCTACCGGGGAGGAGCGGAAAATCCAGAGGATTTACGATCAGATGGCGAGTGATCTCAACAAGGCGCTCGCGGTCGAAGATCATGACGAGTTGTATGACCTGGCCGTCCGGATGGACGCCACCAAGGCGAACCATCTGACCATATCGCTGCGGGCGCGGCAGCAGATCGAAACGCTCAAGGCCAAGACCATCGCGGCGATGGCGAAGGACGCTGCGGACGAAGGCATGTCCGTCGCGGTGTTCGTGAACTTCGACGAGTCCATCGACGAGGTTGCCAAGTTGTTGAAAACCTCGTGCGTCATCCGTGGTGGCCAGCGTGATGCCGACCGCGAACAAGCAATCCGCCGTTTCCAGGCGAATCAGGAAAATTTCATCGTCTGCAACATTCGCGCCGGTGGCGTAGGTGTCAGTCTCCACGACCCGACCGGTTGCAAACCGAGGCTCGCGCTGATTTCGCCTACCTATTCCGCGCAGGATCTACGACAGGCGTTGGGGCGTGTCCACCGGGCGGGCGGTGCCCACTCGATCCAGCGGATCATCTTTGCCGCCGATACGGTTGAGGAACGGGCGTGCGAGGTGGTGGCCGCCAAGCTGGGTCACATCGACTTGCTCAACGACGGAGATCTTCAGGGCCAATTTCTGATGCCCGCAACGCAGGAGTGAGTATGGACACAATCACATCCACTCCCGCCGAGGATCGGCCGCACGCCGAACACTCGCCAAGTTCCCTCGCGCTCAAGGAAGTCTGCCCCGGATTCCGATCAGACTCGAAATCATCCTCCGCCAGTGAGGAAGGCACCCGATGCCACCAAGCACTGGAAACCGGCAAGGACGACGGGCTGGATGATGAACAACTCCAGGTTGTCGGGATGTGCCGCGACTACGTGACCGGCGTCGAAGCCGACGCTCGTTCCCATGGAGAGGTCACGATCTTGCTAGAAGAGAAGTTAGCCATCGCGGGTGGCCTGACATTCGGCACCGCCGACCTGGTGATCGTTTCGGCCAAGGCAACTGCCGCCGATCTGGTCGATTACAAGTTCGGACGCAACCCGGTCGCCGACGCTGAGGATAACGTGCAGATGCAGGCATACGCCCTCGGAGTGTTCGAGAAGTTCCCCGGCGTCCAATCCATCCAAGTCCATATCCTACTGCCCCGCCGCGACGAGGTTTCCATAGCCACCTACGCGCGATCGGATGTGCCGCGCCTTCGACTACGAATTGAGACGATCATCGCCCGCGCATCCCTGCCAGAACCTGATCTCCATCCGACCGATGGGTGCCTGTGGTGTGCCCGGAAGGCGACGTGCAAGGCGCTTCATAACCACGCCCTGACACTTGCGTCAGGCTACTCCGACGAGCTTGTCATCCCCGACCAGGTCCACGCCTCCCACATCACCGAACCGTCCGTGATGGCGCGAGCGCTCCAGGTCGCCCGTGTGATGGAGAAGTGGTGCGAAAGCGTGCGACAGCACGCGCTCAAAATGCGCCTCTCGGGTGTTGAGATTCCCGGTCACGAACTGCGGACGCGGTCGGGCAACCGCAAGATCAACGATGCCTTGGCCGCGTGGGGCGTGGTTCGCGACCACATCGAACCCGACCGCTTCATCGCGTGCTGCGATGTCAGCCTCACAAAGCTGGAAGACGAGGTGGCGGCCAAAGCCCCACGGGGGAGCAAGACCAAGGCGAAAAACAATCTCTGCGAATCCCTCGCCGCAGTCGGTGCCTACGAGGCCGGCGGCGAATCGACATTTCTCACCCGAACACGCAAGTGAACGGGCAACCAAAAAACAACATAACAACAACAGAAAACTACGAACATGCTAACATCGTTCAAACGCCAAGAAGGGGTCGCTCCGGCGACCATCGCTGAATCCGCACAACCGGCCAACCCGGTTGCGGAAGACATCCAAGATCACGAGGAAACGTCGCTTTCCTCGCTGCCAACCCGCCCGCTGGAAGGTGAGTTTTTGCCGCAGGATTTCGTCCTGCCGCGTCTCAACCTCGTCCAGTCGGTCGGCCCGCTGTCGGAGACGTTCCAACCCGGAGCCTTCGTCTATAACAAGGAGGCCACGTTGTCGGACGGCACCCAGCCGGTGTCACTGACCGTGCTGCGAATCCGCAAGCAATACCAAGAATACGTTGCCTATGGTGGCGAGGAAATGCCCCGCGTGTTCGACACCCTGGAGGAGGTCCGCGCTGCTGGCGGCTGGATCGACTGGCGTGACAACCAACGCCCGCCGTATTCGCCCATCCTTAACGCGCTGGTGCTGGTGAAGTCCCCGTTCCCGGAACACCCGATGTTCCCGCACCGCTTCGGTGAGGCCGACTACGGGCTGGCTCTCTGGACACTGCGCTCCACCGCGTTCACGCGTGCGGGCAAGGCGATCATCACCGCCTCGCAGTTCGCGCTGCGCGATGGGATCCACCTCGGCGAATGGGCGCTGACTTCCCGCCGCGAAAAACTAGGCATGAACTTCGTCCACGTCCCGGTGCTTCGTCACGGAGCACGTCACAACGACGAGTTTGCCGCATTCGCCCTCTCGCTCGTCGGGTAAGCCAACAAAGCACGACCGGCAGGGGCCAATCCCTGCCGGTCTTGTCGCAGTTGGTGGTATGGCCCACCACAAACCGAAGAAACCAAGTCCGGCCTCCGTATCCTCGACCCACCGTGAATTGCTCGCGTATCTGGTTCGTGCGGGGGAATTGAATGTCGAATGGAAGGTCGCGCAGCGCACGGCTCTTGTTAGTACCTGCCTGCCGAAATCGGCTCGCCTGGCAATCGCGCTGGTAGCATCGCGCGCGCAATCGAAATGCGTGGCGGTCGCCGATGCCGTGATCCCCGGGATGCTGTGCCTGGTGCGCGGCGATCACCAGCAGGCCACGCGACTTCTCCGCTCATGCGATGGTCACATGGCCTTCCTCTCGGCTGCCGACCGCACGGTCGCCGCCGTCATCCGCAAATCCACATCCCGCACCCGCCATGGCAACTGAGACGCTGGAAAACGCGCCGGTCGTCGCTGTGGACTTTGAATCGTTCTACGGCAAAGGCTGCGACATCAAGTCGCTGGGGCAGTGGAACTATCTCAACGACCCAAGGTGTGACATCTATCTGATGGGGGTGGTCGGCGACGGCATCGCCTGGGCTGGTCATCCGAAGGACTTCGATTGGAGCTTGCTCCACGGCAAGTTCGTCGTCGCCCACAACCTATCGTGGGACGGCCTTGTAATCGCAAAGCTCGCCCGTGATGGCGTGATCCCGAGCCATATCCAGTTCGCCGGTGGCGGATGCACGGCCAACCTTTCGGTCTATCTCGGAGCGCCGAGGAACCTAGCCGGTGCCGCCCGTGAATTGCTCGGCGTCGATGTCACCAAGGATCTCCGCACATGGATGAATGGGAAGACCTGGCAGGATGCGGCCGATGCAGGACGCGCCGACGATCTCCGTGAATACGTTCTTCGAGATGCGCAAACGTGTTTCGACCTATGGCAACGGCACGCGCACGAATGGCCGGAAAACGAGCGCCAACTTGCCCACCTGACGATGACCGCCGGATGGAACGGATTGCGCATCGACAAGTCGATGGCCGAGCAGGCGGCGGCTTCGCTTGACCTCGTGATGTGGCAGGCCCGCAATGACATCCCGTGGGCAGATGGCGATTCTGCCGTGCTCTCGATCAAGGCACTTGGCGAACATTGCCGGGCAAACTCGATCCCGCCGCCGCCATCCACATCGGAAGATGACCCGGCGTGCGCGGCATGGGAGGACAAATACGGCGAGCAGTTCCCGTGGGTGGGCGCGATGCGGAACTACCGCAAGGCGAACATGCTCCGCGAGAAGCTCCGCGTAATGACCGACCGGATTCGCCCGACCGATGGATGCATGGGCTACGGCATGAAGTATTTCGGTGCGCACACAGGTCGCTGGAGCGGCGATGCCCGGTTCAATGTCCAGAATCTCCCACGCGGGGAATCCTATGGAGCAGACCTGCGTGGTTGCATCGTGCCACGACCCGGCAAGGAATTCATCGTCTGCGACCTCTCGCAGATAGAGCCGCGTGTTCTCGCCTGGCTGTGTGGTGACACCTATCTCCTCGATCAGTTGGCCAACGGTGTGCCGCTTTACGAGGCGCACGCACGCGCCACGATGGGGTGGACGGGCGGCAATCTGAAAAAGGAGAATCCCGATCTCTACGCGCTGGCAAAAGCCCGTGTCCTCGGCCTCGGCTATGGATGCGGTTCGGCGCGATTTGTGGAGGTTGCCCGCACCATGGCCGGCATCACGATTACGCCTCAGGAAGCCACCCGCACGGTCGAATCATTCCGCGGGTCTAACCGAAAAATCCTAGCGCTATGGAACCGGCTGCAGAACGACTTCCGCAGGTCGTCCGGCAGGGATTTCGTTATCGAACTGCCGTCAGATAGAAAGCTCACGTATCGCGACGTGTCGTCGTCTGGCGGCTGGACTGCGCGCGTCGAACGTGGCGGTCGCCGCATCCCGTTTTACGGAGGAAAACTCTGCGAGAATCTGGTTCAGGCGGTCGCACGTGACGTGTTCGCCGACTCCCTGTTGAGGCTGCGTAGGGTGGGAGTGGATGTCGTATTCCACGTCCACGACGAGGCGGTCTGCGAGGTCGCTCCCGGCACCGATCCCCACGAGATCGAGCGGATCATGTCCATCACTCCCGACTGGCTTCCCGGCTGCCCGCTGGCCGCTGAGGCAGTTGTCACCAAACGCTACTGTAAATGAACACTTCTACCCCATTCCCAAAACTTTTCTGCCTCGAAAACCTATCCGGCCAGCGTGTCGCGCTGGGAGAACCATGGTCTCCACTTCTCAACGGTGCCCGCGCGGTGCCCGCCGGTCTCGACAAGGAGGGCTATCGCCGATGGTGCATGTCGCAAACCACGAACAGCATGTTCTTCTCTGGATACGAGGGCGCGAATGCCGCGCTGCGTCTCGGCGATCAGAACCCGCCCCAGTTCATGCATGCGTTGGTGGTGGACTACGACGCCAAGGTGGCTTCCGGCGAGATCGACGCATTCCTCAAGCGGTCGAATCCGGAATACCCGCCGAATATGGTGGCGGCTACGTTCTCGGGCAATGCACGCGCCGTTTGGTTCTTCTCCTCCCCTCTGCCGGTGTTCGACCGGAAAAGCCAGAAGGCGATCCTCGCCAGGTTCAAAAAGGAACTGAAGCTCAAGAAGCTGCTGCCGGGGCTAGACGAAGAGGCGCTCGAACGTCCGACCCAGTATTATCATTGCGGCGACGAGTGGCGCGTCGTGCACGATTCGCTCATGCCCGTTGACCTGCTTCAGGCATGGGCGTTGCAAGCATCGAAGAATACCGACTGGCACACTCTCGGCGATACCATCCCGATTGATCGGGTGGCAGAAGAGGTGGAGAAGCGGTTCCCCGGCCGCTGGCCCGGGCCGTTCGAGGAAGGTGCCCGTGGTCCTCGGTTCTGGGACGAAAGCGCGGACTGCCCGGGGGCGGCCATCATCCGGCCAAGCGGCATGCAATGCTTCACCGGCCCGAAGCCATTCGTCACCTGGACTGAAATCTTCGGCAAGAAGTTCACCGACGAGTTCCGCGCCTCCACCATCGGCGCTGCGATCAACGGGACGTGGTTCGACGGGCGCGACTACTGGCTCCAGATCGGCGGTGTCTGGCGGCTCTTCAAGAAGGCCGACATCTCGCTCCACCTCAGGGTCGCCCACACGATTTCAGACGAACGGCGAGGAGGCTCAACGGCCTCCCCTCTCGACATCGCGCTCGAACAAATCCACCAGAACCGATGTCTCGACGGTGCCGCGCCTTTTGTATTTCGCCGCGACGATCTCATCCAGTTCGGCGGCAAGCGGTATCTCAACATCAGCCGGTCACGCATCATCGAGCCGATATGCGGTGAAAGTGAATGGGGCGATGGATTCCCGTGGATCGCCGACTTCCTCGCCGGGTTGTTCGATCCTGACGAGCAACTTGATTTCTTCCTGTCGTGGCTGGCCTACGGATACCGCCACGCCCTTGCCGGGAAGCCGAAAAATGGTCAGGCGATCTTCCTCGCCGGTGACGTGAACCAAGGGAAGACCTTGGTGTCCAACGTCCTCATCGGCGGCCTGTTCGGCGGCCACATGGACGCCTCTGATTTCCTGTTGGGTGAATCCCGCTTCAACAAGGAACTCTTCGAGGTGGGCGTCTGGGCGGTGGACGACACGGTGCCGTCATCTGATCCGAAGAAGCAGCAGCTCTACTCGGCGATGCTCAAGAAGATCCCGGCGAACTATGCGTTCCAATACCATCCGAAGTTCCGCGACCAGATCATGCTGCCGTGGGCCGGTCGTGTGGTGATCACGTGCAATGCGGACCCGGAATCCATCCGCATCCTTCCGGATGTCGAGATGAGCATCCTCGACAAGATCTGCCTGTTCCGTATCCGCACTGCCGAACGCAACTTCACCGATGCGGCCGACCACATCCGCACAGAACTCCCCGCCTTCGCCCGCTGGCTCCGCGATTACGAGGCACCGATGCATTGCCAAGGTGACGTGCGTTTCGGCGTCAAATGCTACCACCACGCCGCGTTGATCGAGACAGCACGCCAGTCGGGCAACACAGCGGGCTTCATCGAGCTTCTGGAGCGGTTTCTGCGCTCTTGGTTCACTGACCTCAACCAGACCGACTGGATGGGCACAGCGACCGACCTGCTCGCCGAGATGATGGCCGACGAGTCCACCAAGCACGTTGCCGCCAAATACACGCCCGACCAGATCGGCCGTCGCCTCGGGCAACTCAAGAGCCAGGGCTACCCCATCGACTACGCCCGCCACAACGGTGGCAACCGCACCCGCAAGTGGGTGATCCAGAAAGATCCAAACCAAGAACAACCTTCAGATGATGACTCCGACCCCTTCTAAACCCCTCGTGGGACACATTGAAGTGTCCCAAAACCGACGTGTCCCTGCAACGTGTCCCACCCTGCAACCCTTGTGCGGCAATGGTTCCAGCAGATTAGGGACACGTGGACACGTTGCGCGGCGAAATCCATCCCTCGTGCGTGCGCATGTGCGCGTGCGCGCGCGCGCCCGCATACATACATACATATACATAGTGTCCCTAGTGTCCACGTGTCCCAATCCCTTTTACCGCAAGGGTTTCCGGGTGGGACACGTTTGGGACACTAGGGAGCTAGTGTCCCACCTCGGAAGGGAGGAATCCCGATGAAGGACGATTACTCCAAACGGCAATCCGCCAAGAATGCCGAATACGAAGATCAATACAAGGCGTGGGTCGATTCTATGAGCCTCGATGAACGTAGGGAGGCCGAGAAGCTCGGTCTGCTCAAACCCTGCGTCCAACGCTACGGCAATGGCGCAGCCTCCGGAGATTCCGCTGAAAGCCCGATCATGCGCATTGGTGACGATCCAGCGCTGGAAGTCCACGAAACGGAAGCGAAGCCGGAAACGGCCATGCGTGACGCCACCGAGATCCTTCGCCACCTCGTCGCCGACCTGCTCACCGAGGGCAATACGAGGCTGACCGTGGAGTGCCTGGCAGTCGCTCTCGGACTGAGCGCCTACGACGGCGAGACGATGACCGACATCGCCAAGCGTCACGGCATCACCCGTGCTGCTGTCTCGAAGCGCTGCGTTGACATCACCGAAAGGCTGAATCTTCCACCTTCAAGGGCCATGCGGAGCACCCGAGCACGCAGGATATACCAGAAGGCACAACTCAAACGAAACCGCCGATCCTGACCATGAATACGCTCCCCATTAACAACCCGAAATTCTCGATCACCCCCACCGGCATCGAGTTCCATCAAGACCTCGACTTCGACGAGTGGGACGACCTCGGCCAGAAGCTCGCACCCATCGGCAAGTCCATCGGGTTCATCATCGGTGACTGGATCAACTACGGGGACAAGCGCTATGGGGAGAAATACGACGAGGCACTCGCAAAGACCGGGCTGGCCTACCAGACGTTGACGAACTGCTCGCACGTCGCACGGAAGGTCGGAATCTACTTACGTAAGGAGAATCTCGATTGGTCCCAACATGCCACCGTCGCAAAGCTCAAGACGGATGATGAGAAACGCTACTGGCTCGACATGGCCGAAGAGCACGCCCTCAGCGTCCGTCGTCTGCGCAAGTCGATCAATTTCGGACGCCTCGCCACCGAGAAGGAAGTCCACGGCGATCCCGCCGACCGTGGCTATGTGACCTACCTCGCTCTTCTCAATCGCATCCGCCGTTGGTGGGTGCGCGAAACCCAGAAGGCACCAGTCGATGACTGGGACGAAGATCGCCGCCAGGGACTCAAGAAAGACTTCAAGCTGATCCTCGACATCTACGAGGCGCTTTGAACCCGAACCACAACCACAAACCACCTGAGATCATGTCTGACTTCTTCTCCTATCTATTCGTCACCATCGGCTTCTGCGCCACCATCTTCGGCACCGTTGCCGCCATATTCTGGGCGATAGATCGCTCCGACAAGGCAAAGCGGGAGCGCGATGAACGCCACCGGGAAGTGATCCGCAAGCTGGGTGACCTCGAACTTCGACTGAACATCGAAAAGGACAGCAAGTAATCCAATCGCAGGGAGGGACGGCCCCAGGCGAGCCTCATACCCTCGCCCCTGTGGGTTCAATTCCTACCCCTGCAACCACTCACTCGATCATCATGACCACTCCAACCCAACGAATCTTCCGACTACTCAACGAGGGTGCAAGGTTCATGGTTCAAATCCCCGGACAGGTCTCCATTGACCTTACGCCCGACGTAATCGCCGCGATGGCCGAGGTTCAAACCCGGCGTGAAGGGTTCGAACCCGAAAGGAATCTATTGAACGCCAACGACTTACGCCGGGACTTCCCGACCCTCGTTGAATTTACGTGATATTTTTTTTTAAGGTTTCCCACATAACGGATGCTCGGGACGTTGACTCCGGGTGCTAGGGAAATGGCTGCATCCCGCTTGGAATCTAAGTTTCTGCTGCTCTGGAGGGTGGCGCAAGGGCCGCCACTGGAGCGGGAAGTTAAGTTCCATGCTTCCCGCCGCTGGCGCGCTGACTTCGCGCACATGGAGAGTCGCACGTTGATCGAGATCGAGGGCGGAATTTTCCTACCCGGAGGTGGCCGGCACAACCGGGGCGGGGGCTACGCGAAGGACGCAGAGAAGTATCTCGAAGCTGTGTTGGCAGGCTGGACGGTGATCCGGCTGACCGAAAAGCAGTTGGAGATTGGATCGATTGAACGGATCGCTGTATTCACTCAACGCGAAGCAGCGCCCACAGTAAGCGGATGATTTCCGCCGAGACATCGTCTTCGTGTGAGACATCGAACCGTTGCTTCGCATCCTTCATGATCCGCGATTCGCAGTCCCAAAGGCTGAAGTGGTTCCGGACATACATCCCAAGGCCGAAGTGCGTGTTAATGAGATCATCCTCGGCAAGTGCCTTCAGTTGGTCGAGGGATTCGGCAGGAAGCGTGTCCACCAAGCAGGAAACAGCCTCGTCCACCGTGCCAGGCATTTCGTCCTGTGGTGGGTAATTGATCTTCTTCGCCATGGCCGCTACGATCCACTTTATGCCGATGCTTCGCAATCTGATTGTCCTGATTCTGTGTGCCTGCCTCCAAGCATGCGGGGAGCCTCCCTCAAGGCACGCGGGACTCATCAAATCTCTGATCGAACCGGCGAAGCTCGCCACTCTGGGCGAGCGGGGGGCAAATCAGCGCGTCCAGAAGATCACCGCGATCCTATGGCGGGCGAAGCAGGAGAATAATGATCCGGAAAAGGTCGCCAACGAAGCGGTCGAATTGATCGGCTGGGGCAAAACTGAGAAAGGGCGTCTGACCGCTGCCGCCATGGTTCGCAATCTCACCATCGTGGAACGCCTTGGTGCCACGTTACCCGAGGACATCGAGGAGATGGCGCGGGGCAGAGCCGCCGACGTAAGGAAAGGCCCATACACCGGGCAGGTGATTTCGGTCGATCACATCATCCCAAGATCCGTCGCCCCCGAACTCGACAACGTGATAGCGAACCTCGAATTGATGCCTCTCTCGATAAACCAGAAAAAGGGCAACAAGGTCACTCAACGTCAGGCTCATCTCGCCCGCAAGCTGAACGCGGCCGGGCTGCTTCCCGATGACACCCTGCGTCGTGTCCTTGCGGTCGCCCAGTGATTCTACGCTAGTATTCCTCCGGAAGCAGGATGCAGGTTGAACTGCGATCCGCCTCGGTGATGATGTAGATCCGGTTCCCGCCGCCGACCTGGTAGCAGCTCAGGATTCGGAGCCCATCTTCGAGCGCTTCTTCGTTCGATTGCTTGTCCTCGTCGCCAAGGTCTCCCCAATCGCCGCAGTGGTGGCGGTGCATGAAGGATGACAGGTCGATGCCTAGAGCCATCGCTGCGGGGGTCGCCACGGTTTGCCCTAGAGGGAAGCGTGGTTGCATAATTCGGTATGCCATGGCGGTTCAGTCGTTGGTGGTTCCCCATTCCGGATGGCGCTTGCCGGTGGCGATCAGGCCGGAGGCGAGCATGTCTTCGACCAGTGCCTTCGGCGGCCACTGGCGGTGCGGCTTGCCGGTCTGCATCTTGGACGCACGAGCGGTGGCGCGGCAGTAGGACGGCAGGTCGGCTTCGGGGTTGAAGCTGTCCCGACGAAGTTTGGTCATCAGGTCGGTTGGGTCGGCGGCGGAGAACGTCGCTCCGTCGATGGTGTGGTATTCGGTGTTCATGGTTTCGTTTGGCATAGTGGAAATCAGGCGGCGAGTTTTTTGGCGCGGGCGGTGTAGAATTTCGTGAGTCCCTTGGCGTCGATTGCTTGGAAGAACCACTTCATGCGGGGCATTCCGACTCCGTTGTCCTCGGGGCGGTTGCGAACGGTGGCGGCGGATTCAGCGGTGTCGAACATGCGAGCCATCAGACGCACCCAGTTGGTGATCTTGGCTGGATCGGTAGTCCCTGAATGGTGGCGGACTTCGAGTGTCTGATGGCGGAAGTAGGAATGGATGTTGAGCTTCCGGTAGCGGCAGGGGTAGAGCTGCTTCATCTGATCCATGTTCCGGCAGGCGTCGATCTTGCGGAACATCTGTGAGCATTGGCCCCGGTGATTTCCGGCGTCGGTGATGATGTGGTCGAGGTTCGTGCGGCAGTAGTTGTTGTTATTGCCCCGGCGTGACTGCGGTTGAAAAGTATCGAGAACGTCCTCGAATTTGAGCCAGAGTTTGAAGAGGTTCTTCACCGCTTTGAGATTCATCGAGCGGGCATCGAAATGGACGTGAAGTCCGCAGCGCTTGTCCACTTGGGCACCGGCGGCTTCCAGCGCGGCGGCGGCGATGCGGACTTCCTCGATACCGGCCTCGCCTTCGAGAACCGGTGAGACGAGTTCCAAACCGCAGGAACCATCCATGACGATCTTCCAATAGGGAGTGGTGTCGTGGGTGTAGTAGGAGGATTCGACCCGGATGCCTGCGGCTCTCAGGCTCATGACGGCCTGCTCTTTGGTGATGGTGGAGAGGAATTCAATCTCAACTCCGAAGCGGCGGGACATGGTTGGCGTTGTCATGGTTAATATCTGCCAGAGTGCCACCTCACGTCTATGGCTAAGTGGAGTTAGAGGAAAAAAGACATAAGTTGAATCGCTCCGAATGCCTTGCAATTGGCATGCGTCGTGAGGGTCAGGATGTATGCCAATCGACGATCTTTCGTTACGGCGTTAGGCCCGACCGAAAGACGAAAAATGACATGGACGTGCCCGATCAGACGGGCAGATGAGGGATGATGAAAGCGACATAACGCTGATTCTAACAAACACCAACATGGACATTGAATACATCAAACAACACCGCCGCCTGACCCTCGAATACGGTCGAGGCGAAACCTACCGCACTAACATGCCGACGCTCTACGGTCATTCGACCTACGGACGCAGTTCGGTTCTCGCAGGCTGCCCGCGCCGGGTATTCCTCGAAAGCTGGGACGATCTGGACACCGCCCGCGCCGAACTCAAGTCCGCTAAGATCCGCTATGCCGACCTTTGCGACACGCACGGATCTACACACATCCCGGTGGATGTCATCACCGCAGGATTACCCGAGGAGGAAATCTAATCGCAACCACTCAGATCCAATGAAATCCGAATCCGACATACTCGAAAAAATCCGCAAGCTCCTGCGACTGGCCGACCGCTCCCGCGGTTCCACCGAGAACGAAGCGAAAGTGGCGCTGGCCAAGGCGCAGGAATTGATGACCCGCCACAACATCGACTCGGCACTGCTCCGCATGGAACGCGGCGAATCCGGCAGCACCGGCTTCGCCGTCAACAAGGGCAAGGTCGATCTGCCAAAGACCCTCAACCCGGCAGACCTGATGATCCTGTCGCTGCTCCAGTCGCACTTCAACGTGAAGACGATCCTGATGCCCAACGGACGAGGGACGCCAGTGGACATCATCGGTGCCGCCGCCGACATCGACTTCGCAATCTTCGCCTTCAACTACCTGCGGCAGACATTCTTCCGCTGTTGGAACGAGTTCAAGCGGACGCATGCCAATCCGGACAAGGCATCCTACTACCGGGGGCTGCGTGATGGCTTGAATGCCGAACTCAAGGCGGCGAAACAACGGGCCGAGGAATCCTACGCCGCCGAACAGCGACAAACCTACGGACTGGTCGTCGTGGACCAGCAGGCGGTGATCACCCGCTACGTCGAGGAGAACTACGGCAAGCTCCGCAACCGCCCGCAACGCCGCCGCCACCTCCATTCCGGAAGCTACGTCGCCGGTGAAACCAAAGGCCGAACCATCCAAATCAACCGCCCACTTCCGTCATGAAATCCATCCAACAGAAAGACGAAAAAAGACATGGACGTGCCCGATCAGACGGGCAGATGAGGGATGCTATGACAACAGTATCCATCCCTAACAACCACCTGACCAAGGCGATGCAGCAAGGCATCCGCGGACTTGAGAAAAACGGCTTCACTGCCCGGCGCATCCTGCCGGTCGATCTGATGGCCGGCATTCATGCCCGCGAGTTCCGCGCCGATTTCGCCAAGCAAACCAAATTCGGACTGCTGGTGTTCAGCGTCCGGATCGACACCGACGGCAACGTCACCACCCCAAAACCATAACCAAACACCACCATGAACAAACTGTATTACATCGTCTGCGACGACAAGGAAACCAACGTCTTTGAAGGCCGCTTTCAAGGTCGCACCCGAGGCGAAGCTCTGAAATTCCTCAAGCAGTCCCTCGGGCGCAAGACGCTCAACGGACTGGTCTTCACCATCACCGAAATCCCGGTGCCACTGATCCGTGAGATCGTCGCGGAAATCCTCGCCGGGGGCGACGGCAGCAATGTCACGCCCGCCGCGAACATCGTCCCGCTCACCCGTCCAGAACCCGAGGCAAGCCCGGGACGTTACGACGCGTTCGCCGACGCGGCTGAGCCTGAACCAACGCCAGCGGAGGTCACTCCACCCAAGCCCGCAAAGAAGGTCGGCAATCCCGGCCATGGTGACGACCACTGGTCACAGGTGAAAGCCCACTGGCTTGATTGCCGCAGCGTGAAGCAGACCGCCGAACACTTCGGCCTTTCGCCCAACACGATCAAGACCCGCAGTCGGAGGGAGGGCTGGGGAAAATGAGCGCCCCTGACTGGAACCCAATCGTCGGCGACGGGGCGACCGTCTGCCACTACTCTGACCGAACCGCCTGCACGGTGATTCGCGTCAGCCCGAGCGGCAAGACCCTCTGGATGCAGCAGGACACCTCCGTTCTCGACGACTGGAAGCCCGAGTTTATCCCTGGCGGATTCGCTGGCCACTGCGTGAACAACGCCGAGCAGACCTACCAATACTCGCCGAATCCGCAGGGTACGGTTCATCGTGCCAGCCTCCGCAAGGACGGCTGGTTCCGCACTACCAACGGCGAGGCGGTCGTTCCCGGTCGCCGCCAATTCCACGACTACAACTTCTGATGAAGATCGCAGTCGAAAAATACCGCAAAACCGATGGCTACGCCACGCGCTACTGGTCGGTGACGGTGAACGGCGAACTGCTCGCCGTCACCCTCTACCGCAAGGGCGCGGAGGCCGTCGCCCGGGCCATCACCAACTCCAACTCAGATCCCCATGTCACGATCCTTGAAGATTCTACCAACCCCGTCCCCACGCCCCACAAGCCCGCCGCTGGCGTGGCGTCCTACCGCCCCCGATGACCTCTGCGGCCCAGCAGCCACCGTCGCCCGCCGACTCGTCACCAAGGCGCAAAAACTCCACGATGATCCTGCCGTCCCGGTGAAGATCCTGCTCTACGGCCCACCCGGTGTCGGCAAGACCAGCATCGCGGACATGGTGGCCGACGCCCTATCCGGCACGCGCTTCGCAGTCGAGGAATTCAACGGCAAGCTCGTCACCGTCGAAACCGTGAAACAGTGGATGGCGAATCTCGCCTACCAGTCGATGTTCGGAGTCTATTCGGTGAAGATCATCAACGAGATGGATCGCTGCACGCGGGACGCACAGGACTTGCTCCTGAGCTACCTCGACCGCCTGCCGCCGGGTCGCGCCGTGATCGGCACCAGTAACCTGCAACTCGACCTACTCACGGAGCGTTTCCAGACGCGCTTCCAGTCGATCAAGCTCGCGGCACCGTCCACCGAGGACATTGCCACCATGCTCCGCCACCACTGGCCGGTCGATGAAGCCACCTCACTGCGGATCGCTGTCGGCAGTGGCGGGTGCGTGAGAGCGGCACTGGCTGATCTGGAGTCCTGGCTGGATGCAAGCGACTGTTGACAGCCGCATCCACGGCAATGACTGATCACTCTCCCAAAGCCCGCACCCTCGCCAATGGCATCGAAGTTTGGTGCAGCTTCGACAAGCTGGTGCCAGTCGGCGAACTCAAGCCGAACCCGCGCAACCCGAACACGCACCCGCAGCGGCAGATCGAACTGCTCGCCAAGAACATCCGCTACTTCGGCTGGCGACAGACGATTACCGTCTCAAAGCTCACCGGCCTGATCGTTTCCGGTCACGGCCGCCTTATGGCCGCCAAACATCTCGGCGCGGAAGTCGTGCCGGTGGACTATCAGGACTTCGCCACCGAGAACGATGAACTCGCCGTGCTGGTCGCCGACAACCGGCTGGCCGAACTTTCCACAGTCGATCTCAACGAACTCGAAAAAATCGCCAGCGAGTGGAAGTCCATCGACTTCGACACGATCCTCGCGGGCTTCGAGCCTGCCGACATCGAGGGCCTGCTCAATCCGGGTGGCAATGACGACGAAGAGGATGACGACGACCGTCACGACAAGGAACTCGACAAGAGTGATGTCACCGTCGCGGTCGGACTCTATCGGTTTCGCATCACTCAGGAAGAATTCATCGCGTGGTGCGACCGCGTGAAACAAGACGCCGGTTTCGACAAGGAATCCGTACTCACCGAAATCCGCAGCCGCCTCGGACTATGAACATCACCCTCGAATCCATCGACGCCATTCGTCCATCGACCTACAACCCGAGGTCAGCGGTTGCCGAGCGTCTCGACCTGATTGAACTGTCGCTTCGCAAGCTCGGTTTCATCGCCCCGATCTTTGCCGACTCGGACGGCGAGATTCTTTCCGGCCACCAGCGCCACCTTGTTGCATCGCGCATGGGTGCCACGCACGTTCCGGTATCCCGGACCAAGGCGCTCGATCTCGACCACCGCAAGGCGCTCAACATCGTGTTCAACCGGGCGACCAACGATTTCGATTTCAATAGCACGCCCGGTCGAGTCACCAGCGAACTGCAATCGATCGACATCGAATCACTCGCCGCTCTGATCCCTGACAAGGAAGTAGGAAGCGATGCCTTCCTGCGCTGCCTCAAGCCCGCGGAAGTCGCCGTGAGAGATCTCTGCCAGGTGAACTCAGGTCGCTGGATTCAATATGCTCGCAACCTTGCCCGCACCCTGCATCGCCACGGCATCCTCATGCCCATCGTCTGCCGCGAGGATCTGACCGTCATCAACGGCATCGGTCGGTTGGAAATGCTCGCGGAAAAGGGAGTCGCATTCGCTCCCGTTGTATTCGTCACCGACGAAGAAGCGGAGTTCGCCCGGGCGATGATGAATTTGCTCTCGATGGACTTCGACATCCACACGCGCTATGCCGATATGCTGCGCTTCAACTCGTTTCGCAGGGCACGCCGCGTCAGACGTGAGCTTGGTAACGGCTTCGTCTTCGCCACCCATGGTGCGAAGCCATGCAAGGACTTCGACATCGGCAAGGCATCCGACCGCGCCCGCTGGACCAAGGAACACGGCACGACCATCCTCGACTTCGGTGCCGGCCACCTGACCGAAACCTTTCTCCTTCGCCAAGCAGGAATCGACTGCACGCCGTTCGAACCCTACCGGCTTGGACCAGGGGGCATCAATAAAGCGGAGAGCATCGAACTGACCCGCATCTTTTTAGCCGAAGTGGCGGCTGGCAAGGAATGGACGAGCATCTTCATCGCGAGCGTGCTGAATTCCGTGCCGTTCCGCGAGGACCGCGAGCACATCGCCTGCCTCTGCGCCGCATTGTGCAAGCCCTTCACCAAGGTCTATGCCTGCGCATCATCGGCAGGGGAATCGGGCTGGCGGCAGGTCAATGGCAAGTCGTTCATGAACGAAAGCAATGCGGGCAACATCGCGTTCCGCCTCGACTACGAACCGGGCATCCGCATCGGGGATTTTCAGGACAAACCCAAGGTCCAAAAGTATCATACCGAATCCGAGTTTCACTCCCTGTTCGGCCCATTCTTCCGCTCGGTGAAGGTGGACGACTTTTCCAACAACATCAACGCGGCCTGCGCGTCAGCCCTGCCAGTTGATCCCGCCCGCCTTCGTGCCGCCATCGAGTTTGAGTTCAACCTGCCCTATCCAGACGGCACTCGTATGGATCTCGCGAAATGCGCCATGGACTCTTTCTCCCAACGTCTTCAGATTACCCTATGATCATCCTGCTAGACCTTAACTACACGCTGGTGGCGAACAATCCGGCACGCGGCACCACGCCCGAGCGCATGGAGAAGCGACTGGCCAACGAGCAATACCGGCAATGGCTAGTGGAACTTGTGCGGCCTCACACGGTCGTTCTCATCACCGCCCGCCCGGAAACCTGGACGATCAAGACGCTCGACCGCATCGAGGAGCAAACCGGCTGGCGTCCCCAGGATGCGTGCTTCGCGCCGAAGGGCTGGTGGAATCCTCCGGCGATCAAGGAGCACCTGCTCAAGAAGGACGTGTTCCCAATTCATGGCGATGACGCCCGCTACATCGCGATCGAAAGCAACCCACGGACGCGCGATATGTATGCGAAGTTTTCGATCCCGTGCTTCTGGGTGACCCCGGAAGGTGACCGACTGACCGAAGGCACGCGGATCGTGAAACGTCTGCCGCGTTGACATCCGCCACGCGGGCATGAGTGAAGCCCAACGTGATGAAGTCGTTCCCCGCGGAGCCTGGCAGTTCGATCAGGAAGTGACCGCCGTGTTTGACGACATGCTCCAACGGTCGATTCCGCAATACAATGCGATGCGGATGGTGACCTACGAGGTGGGCCGGAGCTTCGTGCAACCCGGCACCGCCATCATCGACATGGGATGTTCCCGCGGTCAGGCGCTCTTGCCATTCGTCGCCAACTTCGGCGCGGCCAACGATTACATCGGCTTGGAGATCAGCGAGCCGATGATCGAGGCGGCACGCCAGAACTTCAACTACCACCCGCACGGCAACCGCGTCACCATCCAGTCTGCCGACCTGCGCCACGAGTTCCCTAGTGTGACATCCAGCCTCGTGCTCTCGGTGCTCACGCTTCAGTTCACGCCTATCGAATACCGCCAGCAGATCATCCGCCGCGTGTTCGAGTCGCTGGCTCCGGGTGGAGCCTTTATCCTCGTAGAAAAGATTCTCGGCGCGACCTCCAAACTCGATGAGGCGTTCGTGAACCTCTTCCTCCAGATCAAGCGTGAGAACGGCTATTCCGACAGCCAGATCGACCGCAAGCGGCTTTCTCTCGAAGGTGTGCTGGTTCCAGTGACCGCCCGCTGGAATGAGGAACTTCTCCATCAGGAAGGCTTCACCTCGGTCGATTGCTTCTGGCGGCACCTCAACTTCGCCGGATGGGTCGCCGTGAAACCATGAGCCAAGGGAATTCGACATCACCCGCGCTACCCGCTGACGTCGCGGAAAAGATTCTCGACGCGGATTTTCAAAACGTAGTTCGCAAAGTTGCGGCCGGAAAACCGCTCACCGTGGCCGAGCGGGCGCGCATTGAATCACGGGCGGCTGGCAGCGAGGAAACGCTCGCCTATGCAAAAACGCTCGTCGAGCTTGCTGCTGTGTTAGGTGTTACTCGCCGCACGCTTACCACCTGGCAGAAGATGGAGGGTTCTCCGAAGCCGCTGTCCAACGGCTTGTGGCCTGTGGCCGATTGGCGCGAGTTCGTCCGGCTGCGGGGACTCAAGGCAGGCAAAACTCCGGTCGGCAACGAGGAGGCTCTCAAGGCGCGCAAGTTGCTCGCCGAAGTCGAGGAGCGCGAACTCCGCATCGCCGTGAAAAGGGGCGAATACGTTCCGATCCATCTAGTGAAGAGCGAGTGGATCGGCCATGTCGCCCGAGCGACTTCCATCCTGAGAGCCAAGTTTGAAAACGAACTTCCGCCCATCCTATCCGGTCTCGACGCCACCGGCATCCAGCGGGAATGCCGACAGGCGATTGATGAGGTTCTCCTTTGCCTCCACGAATCATGAAAGTGCTAAACGACATCTGGCGCGAAGCATGGCAACCGCCCGACCGTCGGCCTGCCTGGCAATGGTGCGAGGATCACATCGAGGGGATTCCCTACTCGCCCAACCCGGGACGCTTCCGGTCGGACAATTCGCCGTGGATTCGCGAGGTCATGGAGTCATTGGTCGATCCACGCATCCGACTCGTTTCGATTATCGCGTCCGTTCAGTCCTCTAAGACCACCGCGCCCGAGCTGACAATTTGTTACATCATCGCCAACCTTCCGGGGCCAGCCCTTTGGCTCGATCAAACCGATGAGGATGCCCGCGATTATTCCGAGTCGCGCCTGCAGAAGCTCTTCGACCAGTGCGAGCCTGTGAGACGGCTCATGCCGACCGGCATCCACCGCCACAAGCGCAAGAACAACACGATCCAGTTCAACAACGGAATGACGCTCTGGATTCTTGGGGCGCACAATAAGACCAACCTCCAGCGACGCTCGATTCGCTGGTTGATCGGGGACGAGACGTGGCGCTGGCCGGTCGGTCACATGGCGGAAGCGGAGGCGCGTGTCACTGCCTTCGGTTGGCTCGGCAAGTGTATCTTCATGAGTCAGGGCGGGGAGGAGGACGATGACACCCACAGGAAGTTCGAATCCACTGACCAGCGCGAGTGGACGTTTGCTTGTCCTGAGTGCCATCACCGGCAGCCGTTTAAATGGGAATGCGTCGAGTGGAGCAAGTCGGCCAGGGATGAATTCGGTGAATGGGATTACGACGAAGTCCGGCGCACCACTGCAATGCGCTGTGAGTCGTGCAACCACTACTTCAACGACGGCGAGCGCACCCGTCGTGAACTCAATGCGACCGGGGCGTTCGTCGCCAAGAATCCGAAAGCCTCGAAGGAAAACGTCGGCTTCCACTGGAACGCGTTGTGCGCGATGAGTTGGGGGCAGCTTGCCGAACTCTACCTGCGGGCCAAGGCATCGGCGCGCAAGGGCGACGTTTCACTGCTCCAACAATTCTATCAGAAGCGGCTCGGTCTGCCGTGGCGCGAATACGTCGAAGACTACAAGCTGGAGATCGTCAAATCCGGCTACAAGCGCGGCGAGACATGGGAAGAGGAGGGCGCGATTGAGCCGAAGAGCGGACGTGTGATTGCCGCCCCGCTGCCCGAGCGCAACGGCCTCATCCCGCTGCGCTTCATCACAGTGGACTGCCAGATGGACCACCTGTTCGCCGTGGTGCGCTCATGGTCGGCGGAGGGATCTAGCCGCCTCATGTGGAACGAGCGCATCCTGACCTTCACCGACATCGACGTGTTGCAGGAACGCTTTGATGTTCACCCGAGCCTCGTGTTTCTCGATGCCGGCTATGCGACCTACGATGTCTATCGTGAGTGCGCCAAGCGAGGATGGGTCGCGCTCATTGGCGACCGCCGCCCAGTCTATGCGCACAAGGGGCGCGATGGAAAAACAGTCCAACGGTTCTACTCGCCCCGGCGCAAGGTCGTGCTTTCGCATCGCCAGTCCTGCCACGTCCATTACTGGAGCAACCTCAATATCAAAGACACGCTAGCCCGTTTGCGCCGCAACCAAGATCCTGCCAAAGGACCGACTTGGGAGGTTCCCGACGACATCGACGACGACTATCTTGCGCAGCTCGAAAGCGAGCAGCGGATCAAGGAAAAGGGTCACTGGATGTGGAAGCAGATCGGCTCGCGACCGAATCACTTTTTTGATTGTGAGTCCATGCAGGCGACAGCGGCGACCATGCTCAAGATCGTCGGCCGGGAATCCATTGCCGCCGCCCCGGTTGACACTCCGGACGAGGGAGCATGAAGACCGTAACCATCCTCCGCTTCCTCACGTTCCTTGGTTCTGGAATGTCCACGCTCGCCGCACTGGATCTGGCGGGTATCGCCCAGCTTTTCGATCCGACGATGGCAAAATACCTGCTTGCCGCCGGTCCCGCCGCGCTCGCCGTGAAAGAACTGGTGGTCGTGCTTGGCGATCTGTTTGACGACGGCAAGCCAAACCAATCGTTCAAGGTTGGACTGTTCTGTTTGGCAATGGGTGTTCTGACCGTCCCGTTTCTCGCCTCATGCGCCACGCCACCCGCCGTCACCGGGGAATTCATCGGCAAGGACGGGCGCATCCGGGTTCATCCGGACGGTCGCTTTGAAATCGTCGTCGAACCCCGCACCTCCAAGTAAGCCATGAACACGTTCAGTGATTGGTTTGCTTCCCAGAGATTTCGTAACTTCGGCGCGGGTGAGTTCACCAGCTACTTCGCCCGCGAGCGTAAGGGCATGAAAAACAGCCTGCCGTCGCGGCTGCTCTGGAAAAACATCGTGCCCGCTCTTCGTATCGTGGACGAACTCCGCGATTCGTTCGGCAGGTCATGCACCATCCTGAGTTCCTACCGATCGCCCGACTACAACAAGGCGGTCGGTGGAGCATCATCCAGTCAGCATCTTGAGTTCACCGCTCTCGACATCGCATTCGACGGCATCAGCCCACAGCGCGTCTATGACCGGCTGCTCGAATGGCGCAAGGCCGGCAAGTTCACCGGAGGTCTCGGCATCTACCCATCATCGGGCTTCGTCCACATCGACACGCGTGGGCGCAACGCCACCTGGAAAGGTAAATAACTCATGGCACGCGGACTCTTCATCACCGGCTTCACGATTTCCGAGGTGCTCGCCATCCAGTCGCGGGCGAAGGAATTTCTTATCGAGGGCAAAACCCTCATGACCTGGAACGAGGCGGGCAGTTCTGCCACCAAGCAGTTCACCATGCCCGTCGATCAGGTGCTTGAGGAATGCGCCCACGCACTGCGAATTCTCGACCCGGCCACTTACGGCAAACCTCGCACCGTCGCCGCTTCCTTCATCTCCGGCCACCTCTCGAAATGAATCCGCTCAAATCCTTCGCCCTCAAATGGCTGCCGCCGGTTCTCGTCCCCAAGGCATGGGGATCGCCCTTCGAGTCTGCCAACTGGTCGTCCCGCCGTGGATTGGTTCCGGGATTTGCCCCCACGGACGCTCGGCACGAACTCACGCCAGGTGTGCGCTCGGAATTAGTCCGCAAGTCGCGCTACCTCCACAAGAACTCGGGCTTCGTCCGCGAACTGGTCGCCAACATGGCCATCTACTCGACCGGCGATGGCATCCGCGTGCAGGCGCAATCACTCGACCCTGAGTGGAACCGTGCCGCCGAGGCATACTTCGCCCTGTGGTCGGCCCGCTGTGAGGTGACTCGCCGATTCTCGTTCGAGGAATGCCAGGCGCTCGTCTGCCGGGGCATCGACATCGACGGCGAATACTTCGTCCACAAAACCCACGACGCCGAGGGTGAACCACGCATCCAGTTGATCGAATCCCACCGGATTGGCGACCAGTTCGGCTCCAGGGAAACTCTCGATGGCGTCGGTGTCGATGCTTGGGGCGCACCGATCTTTTACCGCGCCTTGGAAGACAATGGCAGTTCCCGCGATCTATCATCCGCCTCGATGCTCCACATCCACGAGCCTGAATGGGCGGGTGGCGTGCGCTCGCATCCCACCATCCAGCATTCGATCAACCACGTCCTCGATGAGATCGAGCTGTTGGCGCTGGAAAAACACGCGGTGAAGGACAACGCCGATATTTCCCGCGTGCTCAAAACCGCCCGTGGCGAACTTGATGACAATGGCGATTTCGTGGTCGGTGGCGCAGCCGGTAGCAATGATCCAAGTGATCCAATCACGCTCCAGAAGATCGTGGGCGGCAAGCTTGTGGCACTCAAACCCGACGAATCCATCGAGAGCTTCCAGTCCAACCGCCCATCGCCCACCTTCACCGGCTTCTTGGAGCACCTACGGCGTGACTCGGCTTTGGGAGTGATTCCCTTCGAGTTCGCGGCGGATTCCAGCAAGATCGGCGGGGCAGGCGTGCGCTTGATCGTCGCCAAAGCCGACCGCCGGTTCTCCTTCCGTCAGATGATCTTGGAACGCCGCCTCATTAAACCGGTGTGGACCTACGTGATCGGAGATGCGATCAACCGCGGACTCCTGCCGCCCATCGAAGGCTGGTGGAAGATTTCCTCCGTGCCGCCCAAGCGTGTGACCGTGGACGCCGGACGTGAAGCCCAGCAGAACCGTGCGGACGTGGAAATGGGACTCAAGACGCTATCCGACCACTTCCAAGAACTCGGTGCTGACTTCGGCGAGGAAATCGAACGCCGCGCCAGCGATGCGAAGCTCATTCTTGAGACGGCGGCAAAACACGGCATCCCAGTTGAGATGCTGTGGAAGCCGTCATGACGAAAAGGTCTTCAATCCTTGACATAGTTCGAACTACAGAATTGGCTAATCCCATTATGAAATTCTTGATTTCACTAGTTTTATCGGTCGCGACTCTGGGTTGTGTAACCTCATCAAAGAATTTAGCGCAAGTAAGCCAAGGCATGCCCAAGGATGAGGTCATTCAGATTCTCGGACCGCCTGCAAGTGTATCGGTTCACCAAGGCTATGAGTTAATGCGTTACCAACTGAGTGGAACAAATGCTCCAATTCTTAACCCGAATCACCCCAACTTTGCTGAAGGATACACAGTAAAATTTAAGAGCGGAAAAGTTGTGGCCTTCGGTAGGGACGATGAGTTTGAAACAATTAACGTGAAGTCTGCCGAATAACAATCGGCCAAGGACGCAGCGTTGACACCGCCGCCGGGGCGTGAACTCGCTCCTCCTGCAAAATCGCGAATGGCTGATCCAACCTGACGCGCTTCGGTCGATGATCGCTGCGGCGGATTCTTTCCGTGCGCTCGGCAATCCAGTCGTCCGTGACCAAGCATCCAGCTCTCTTCTATCCGTTGAAGACGGAGTGGCCACGGTTTCGATCAACGGCCCGATCATCCGCAAGCCTGACATCTTTGCGCGGGTGCTGATGGGCGCGACCGACTCCGAGGAAATCGGATCTGCGATTCAAGAAGCCGCTTCGCGTCCCGACATCAAAGCGGTGTTTTTGGACATCGATTCTCCAGGTGGAACCGTGGCCGGCACACCGGAACTCGCAGCGGCCGTGGCATCTCTCGATAAGAAGAAGCCAGTCTATGCCTTCTCATCCGGCCTGATGGCATCCGCCGCCTACTGGATCGCCAGCCAAGCCCGAGCCATTTACGCCACGCCCTCTGCTCAAGTCGGCTCAATCGGCGTGGTGCAGGCCGTGGTCGATCGTTCGGCAGCCATAAATGCCGCAGGAATCAAGGTGGAGGTTTTCTCGGTCGGCAAATACAAGGCGATGGGCGCTCCAGGCACTCCGCTCACCGACGACCAACGCGAGTTGATCCAATCGAATCTCGCGGAAATCGCCGGTGAATTTCATGCAGCCGTTCTAGCAAAAGGTCGCGCAATTCCACCCGAGGCCATGGAAGGCCAGACTTTCAGCGGCAAGCAGGCACAACGCCATAACCTCGCAGGCATGGTGCAAGACCGCGCCGAAGCCATGCGCCGCCTAAAAGTCTATCACGCAGCAGTTGACATGGGAACACGTGCGATGACTACCGCACTCGAAGACCAACTCCTCGAAGCCCGCACGCAGGTCGATGACCTTACGCGGGATTATCAGGCACAAACCGAACTCCTCACTGAAAACTCCACGGCACTCGATGCCCTGCGTGGTGAGGTGGAAACTCTAACGGCCCAGCTCGAATCGCTCACCATCGAGCGGGATGCCGCCACTCAGGAAGCTACCAGCCTTAACTCACGCATTACCGAGCTTCAGGCGTCGCAGGTGGATTTCGACCGCAGACTGCAACTCGAAGTCGCCCGCGTCGTCGCTTCCACCGGCACTACGCTTCCCGCTCGCATCACCCCGGCTGGCGACTCCCAACAAGCCCCTCAAGCGATCTCTCTGAACGAACTCGTCGCCCAATACGAGCAACTCGTCAGCGACCACAAGCCCGTGGAAGCCGCCGCCTTCTATCAACAACACCTCGCCAAACACTTCACCCGCTAACACGCCATGCCCAACTCACACGCCACGGTTAATTCCGCCATCATCGCCCAGACCGCGCTCAACACGCTACTGGCTCGATTCCCGCTCCTCGGACAAATCGCCACCGACTTCAGTTCGGCCAGCGTGAAGTTCAACCAGGACATCGTCACCCACATCGTCACTCCCACCGTCGCCAAGGACTTCGTGCCTGCCACCGGATACGTGCCCGACGACCAAGCGCAGGTCGATGTTAGCGTGAAAATCAACAAGCACGCCTACGCGGGCTACGCCATCACCGACGTCGAACGCTCGACCAGTGAGATCGACCTGAACCAGCGCTACGCCGACAAGGTGGCCTACGCGCTTGGTCGCAAGGTGAGTGATGACCTCATGGCACTCATCATCAACGCCAACTTTACCAACAAAACGGAAATTGCTGCCGCCAGCTTTGGACGCAACTCCGTCGTGGACATCAGTACAAAGCTCAACAAGCGCTTCATCCCGGACATGGGACGATTCATGTTCGTGAACTCCGACTACTACAACGCCCTGCAAAAGGACGAGGCGCTCTACAAGGCGTTCATCACTCCCGCAGCAGGCAACGTGGTTGTTTCGGGAATTCTGCCCGACGTGAACGGCTTCACCGTGATCGAATACTCGGCACTCCCGGAAAACGGCGAGCGTCTGGTGGGTTTTGCTGGTATTCGCGAAGGACTCATTATGGCGGCACGTGTTCCCGATGTGCCCGCCAACACCGGTGACACCGTGATCCGCGTGGTCACCGATCCGCGCACCGGCTTGTCCGTCCAAGTCCGTGACCGCTACGACGGACGCCTCGGTAAGCAGGAAGTGAGCTTCACGCTAATGTATGGTTTTGCGGCAGGCAATAAGCCCGTCATTGAACGTATCACGCGCCCTGCATAAGATTTTTGGATAGGAATCATGACAACGCCCTCTCCGGGAAACTGGAGGGGGTGTTTTTGTTTCGGTCGATTGACACCCCATGCCGTGCATGAACTCGCTCCAAGCCGCCGCTGCCGAAGCATTCGTTGAAATTCTGCGTGACGCAGGCGTGCCGGTGACCATAGGCAGCAGGGACTATCAGGCGATGGTCTCGCCGAGCGGACTTGCAGTTGACCTTGAGGAAGGCGGCTTCACCCAGGACGGCTCACTCACGGTGAGGTTGCTCGTGGCGCATCTGCCAACGCCTCCACCCGCCCACAACGACACGATTCACATCGGGGGCGAGCGCTACAAGATCGAGGAGATCAACCGCAAGCCGGGTGCCGGTATCATCGAATACCGCGTGGCTCGTCGCTAACCATCACCGCCATGAACCAAGCGATCGAAGACTATCTGGCCGAACTGATTACTTCCGTGCCGTTCGTTCCCGCCCCTGAGATTTTCACCGGGACATCATCCAGCATCCGCCCGCCTGAATCTCACGCGGTTCTGGTGCTGGCAGACTCGATTGAAACCGTGGTGGGGCCACTGCATCGGGCGACCATCAAGATCATGGTCTCGTCCCCCACTGATGACCGGGCGCAACACGCGGCACTTGCCCAAGCGGTGAAGGACGTCATGGAAGGCGCACTACCTGCGGCGAATGGATTTACGGTCGGTGGATTTAGGACGAGGTCACACGCCACCGCAGTGAGTGACGACGACCGCTGGCTGACCACCATCGAGGGCGTTCTCGGTGTGGATTGGTCGCCGGTTGACAACACGCCGTAAGAATCATGCCCGCCACCTTCGGAGTCACCAACCTGCACGGACTCGCGCCCGCCACCGGTCACGCCCAGGAATCGTCTGCCGACGCCTCCATCGAGGTGGCCACGCTGCGTGACTCGCTCGGGGTGACCGTGGTGGCCGTGCCGAAGAAGCTCATCACCCGCAGCATCACCCTATCGGGCAAAGGCACCGTAAATTTTGGCGACGTGGTGGCAGGTGCCATCACCAAAGGCGCGGCGTTCGTGACCTCAGTGAAGGTGACGGAAAGCAACGATGAATTCCCGTCCTTCGAGATCCAGGCAACCGCCTACGACGACGCCTAACACCCACCCACTTCCATGCCAGCAGCATTCAATGAAATCGGAGTCAAATGCGTCACCGCCGCCCTAGTGGAGAGCGTGGACGTGCAGAAGCAGATCGAGCACAAGATCATCAAGAAAAGCGATGGGGCGTTCGAAACCGGTCACCGCTACGACCCGTCGTT